ACTGCTTTTGCGTTGTCGTGTGCAATTTTTAAAAATTATTAGTGAGGTTTTTTTACATATTTTTTTGATTCAGTAAAGGCCGCTATTGGTTCAAACGAGCCGGATGACTAGCCATCCCAAATGACCGCTATCGCTAAAAACCACCTATCACCCACATTGAGAAAAACTCTACTCATCAGCCCAAAACAAACACTTCCCCATATCAAAATCCATACCATTAGCAATTTCGACAATTTGCTTTAGCTGATCATATTCTTTTGTGCTTTTATCTGGAATGGCCATACCAACCTCACTTAAGATCAGATCAAGTATCACCTCCTCCACTTCCCACCCCGTTAAGCTTTTATTCGCTTCTACTTCTTTTATTGCACAATCAATATTTAACACCTGCCCCTCCTGTCGGTTTTCTCAGCTTGTCGCTTTCAAAGAACGCTTTGATTCTGCAAATTTTGCCTCAAGACTACGCTTTGACAACCCTGGCACTGATGGGTATTTCTTAATAATTTGGTCAATGATCGATGTATTCGTCATTTTTTGCACAGGGTTAGCTGACTGGTGTTGCAGCGCCTCGACCAATACCGCGATGGTATTCAGATAAGTTGTCTCTACCTTCCCTTGTAGCGCAACACTGACTTTCTTTACATCTGCGCCACTAGATAACTTGTTCGCCCACAGCAAGAAAGATTCACGGTCAACCAGTAAGTTGTTATTACCATAGAGTTGATAGACCGGGTCCTCATACGTTTTGCCGTCTCGCCTCTTGTATTCAATATCTCCCCGTTCAATAGCCGTTAACATTGCATGCTTCTTAGCTTGGCGACATTCATCTGTTTTACACCAGTATTCAAGAATGGCATCTAAGGGCAATAAATCCGACATAGCCCAGTACTCATCACATTGTTCGCGCCCTATCATGGCCATTCTCCTAGCTTGCACTGTCGTAATCATGTCAATCCGGCGCACATTGTAGCGTAACTTTACTTTAAAAACACCCAGAATAATTGACATCCACAAGCGATTGAACATAGGATTGTTCTCATGGATACTGAAACGACTTCAAGTAGAATCAAACGCAGCCGCAAGGAACTTGGCTACACTCAGCAACAAGTTGCCGATGCAATTGGCGTAAACCGGGTCTCAATTACTAATTGGGAACGGGGTGAGTCAAACCCTCGCGGTAAGAATTTAAGCAAGCTCGCCAAACTTCTCCAATGTGAACAAGATTGGATTTTATATGGTGCCAACATGGGCACCATGACCGCCAACATGTCGGACCTATTATCGAAGGTAAAACAAGACACGCCCAATGAAGACCCTCCTGAGAGTGACTACTTAAAGGTTCGTCGGTTTAATGTTGAGCTGTCTGCTGGACATGGCTCATTTGTCGACGATGAACAAGTCATTGATGAGCTTTATTTCCGCAAAGACTGGGTTGAGAGCCTTCGCTTAAACCCAGAGCATTTGGTCGTTCTGCAGGCAAGAGGTGATTCAATGGCACCTCGCATTCAAAGTGGTGACGTTGTGCTAACTGACCTGTCTGATTGCAAAATAATAGATGGTAAAATCTATGCCATTCGCATCGAAGACCAGCTCATTATCAAACGTATTCACTTAAATTATGATGGCTCTTTAATCATACACTCTGACAATAACAGCCCTGAATATTGTGACATGACCGTTGCAAAAGATAACATCAAAGACATCAATATATTAGGCCGAATCCTCTGGGTTGCAGGGCTCCTGTAACCCCAATACCGCCCTCCTTTACCCACCTATTATGAACAAATAATGATTCCGGCAATCTTTGCCGGTCATTCTATCTATCAAAAATTTACGTTCTCTTTATATTCTCCTTTTATTCAAGCGATTACCTCAGCCCTCCTTTTTTAATTCATTTTTTAACCCCGGATATTTTGATCTATTATGTAATTTTAATTAACATTTGTTACACGTTTTAATAACAAACGTTCTCGAATGGCTACACAGGAATTAAGATTATGTCGGTATCACTCAATACAATTACCACCCAGCATCACAAACAACCCATCATTGTTGTGCATGGAACACCAGGAATCGGTAAGACTTATTTTGCCGCCGGTGCTGAAGCACCGATTTTCATCCCAACTGAAGCTGGACTTGGGTCATTAGTGGTGCCAGCATTTCCATGCGCCGCGACATTTCAAGATGTATCAGACAGCATCGATGCCTTAATGACTGAGCAACATGATTACAAAACACTGGTCATTGATACACTGTCGTCATTAGAGCCTTTGATATGGAAGGCCATCGCCAAGCGTGAGAAGTTTCCCACCATTGAACGCATGCCTTTTGCCGGCGGTTACAAGATGGCTGTTGGCGCATGGCGTAATTTATTCAATCAACTCGATGATCTTGCTAAAGCCAAAGATATGCGAATTGTGTTAATCGCACACTCAGAAATTACACAGTATAAAGCACCTGACGTCGAAGTTTATGATCGCTTCCAAATCAAACTTCACAAACTGGCCATGCAACTGATTCACGAACGCGCTGATGTGATTGCTTTTGCCAACACCAAGGTATCAGTCACGCAGGAAGGCATGGGGTTTAGCACCCAGAAGAAAGCAACTGGAACCAGCAGAACGCTATCACTCGTTGAGAAGCCAGCATTTATTGCCAAGAATCGTTACGCCATGCCTGAGCAAGTGGACTTTGAATGGAATGCTTTTGCTCAACACCTACCGAACAATATTTAACTTAACACCATATTCAGATCAATATTTAAAGGTAAAACGGATTTTACTCTATATTGATGTCAGTTATTAGGAGAGACACATGATTTGCACAAACAACTCACGAGCCAATGTAGAACAAGTGATGCGCTGGATTGAATCAGCAGACAAACTCAGCACCAGCTTTATTTCTGATGGTACCAAGAAACTATTAAAAGATGCCTTAAAGCCTATTGCACCACTCTCTACGATGTGGGCATCTATTGACGACGAACTCGTTGAAGTTGCTATTGAGATAAACGATAAAACGGGATCTTATGGCTATACAGACACAAAATCAGGAGAATTTATACCCGTGTCACAATCTGAACTAGAGCAATGCCAAGTTGACGTACAAAATTTCATTAAAAACTTACAAGTTTCTGTTGGCTTAACAGCAGGGCCAATTGAATTGGTTGCGGATCATTTTTGGTTTTTAGGATCAGTACTCCTCAATGACAACCGTGTTGCGCCACTCTTTCTAGCTCGAGCGCTAGATAATGATGTGATTTCATTTGATATAATCAACAGCTTAACTAAAGGTGACTTTGATGAAGGTGTTATTATTTCAACTGCCCCTCGAATTAATGGTGGGTATTCATTGGCAGGTCAGCAATTGGCTCGTTTAAACAATGTCAGCAAAATCACAAAAATGGGTATCAGTTTGGATATGAAAAAGCTGGGTGATTTATTTATGTGCCATAGCAATGCTATGAATAACCTGAACTCAGGCGATTTTGTAGGGTTACCCACATCCCACTAGAACAACATTTCTGACAACCTGTGGATAACTCAACTTTACATATTAAGATCATAGCCTTAACAAAGCTGTATATTTTTTAGTCACATTACTATTAAAAACAGCCGAACCTTGATTATATCTAATGCCATATTTTCAAAATTCTGCACTAAACACGTTTAAGCGCAGAAACTCGGTTACATGAACTTTTTATTTGAAGGATAATAGAGGTTCATTCATACCAATGTGACTATTTATGAAAAGCGCATGCCCTGCAACAATTATCAAAAACCAAAACCCTATCCATGAGGCCACATTTATCATGGCAACTGCGATTGTAAGATCATCAAAAACACATAATAAAAAAGAAGAAAATCTACACGAGAAAATTTTACCACTGGACTTCATCCCCAACCGAAGCGTTCATGGAACTCCAAAAAACAATGCGGAGATAAAATAATGAACCTAAACCCACTTAATCAAGCCAGTGATGTCAATGTTGCAGCTAGAGTGGCTGCTTTAGAAACCATGACGGTTAAAGAATTGAAGGCGTTATGGCTTGAGTGGTTTTCCCAAGTTGCAGATACAACAAGCCGTGAATACTTAATCAGCCGCTTGGCTTACCGAGTACAAGAGCTAGCGTATGGCGGTTTATCCACCGAAACTAAGAAAAAACTGAAAGATGCCACTAAGACGGGTAAATCCAAAAACAACAAGATCACTATGCCACCAATTGGTACTCAGCTCATTAGAGAGTACCAAGGTGTTGAACACTATGTGACGGTAATAAAAGAAGGCTTTCAGTATCAAGGCCAGATATTTAAAAGCCTATCACCCATTGCCAAACAAATCACTGGAACCAAATGGTCTGGACCTTTATTTTTTGGTTTGAAAGGAAAATAAGCATGGATGTAAAATATAAGCGCTGCATTGTTTACACACGAAAATCTTCTGAAGAAGGGCTCGACCAAGAGTTCAATAGTTTGGACGCTCAGTTTGAAGCAGGGACTGCTTTTATCCAATCACAGAAACAGGAAGGTTGGTTCTTACTGGAAGGCCGCTATGATGACGGAGGGTTTTCAGGTGGAACAATGGAGCGCCCTGCTTTAAAACGCTTAATGAATGATGTTGTGGCTGGTTTTGTGGATATTATTGTGGTGTACAAGGTTGACCGACTTACACGCTCATTAGCTGACTTTGCCAAACTAGTTGAGATTTTTGATCAATACAATGTATCGTTTATCTCGGTCACCCAGCAATTTAACACAACCTCAAGTATGGGACGCCTGACCTTAAATGTGCTTTTGTCTTTTGCTCAGTATGAGCGCGAGGTAACAGCCGAACGCATTCGGGACAAAGTAGCCGCATCTAAAAAGAAAGGCATGTGGATGGGAGGCACCCCACCGCTCGGTTACTTTGCCAAAAACAACAAGCTGACGATTATTGAAGATGAAGCCAATCTTGTAAGACTGATTTTTGCAGAATTTATTGCTATTGGCTCAATGACTCAGTTATGCAAACAATTGGCTGAATCTGGTCATCGCACAAAAATGTTTATTAGCCAGAAAGGTAACCGACGTGGAGGCCGCCCTTTTGTAAAAACTGACATTTACAAAATACTTCATAATAGAATTTATATCGGTGAAATTAAACATAAGGATAAATGGTATCCAGGTTTACATGAACCCATTATTGACCAAGATTTGTGGAATAAAGTGCATGCAACACTAAAGCAGCCCCCTACTGATCGCACACAAAAGCAGAAATACCAGACTGCAGCAACACTAAAGGGGCTTTTATTTGGTCCTGATGGTAAATCGATGACACCCACGCATACCAAACAGAATGGAAAAACGTATCGGTATTACCTAACCAACACAGCTGCAAAAAAGGGACATGCTGAATGCTCTATTAAAATGGTGCCAGCCAATGAGGTTGAGCCAATTGTATTTGGCGAGATAAAGGCTATTTTTAGCCACCCAACAGTCATCACTCAGACAGCACAAGCTGTGTTAACTCAAGATAAAAGTATTACGGAAGATCACGTTCGTGAGCAACTACTGGCATTCAATACCGTTTGGTCACACTTATTTCCTGAGGAAAAGGCCAGAATGGTTCAGCTTTTAGTCCACCAAGTACACATCAATACTGACGGCATTTCGATTACCTTTAAAACCCACGGACTAACAGGGCTTGTAGCCGATATGAAACACGAAGCCCAACAACTTAAAAGGATCGCAAGATGACTGAACGGAAAAATATTACGGTAACTGAAAGTGATGACGGTAAATTGATCACTGTTTTTATCCC